ACCTTCGTCTTCTTCTACCTCTATATTGCCTATGGTTACATCTGTAGCCCAATAATTTGAGCCTTGACCCATAGTGCAAAATAAATCTTTGAGGTTTTGCATAGTTACTGTAAGGTCATAAGTTACATTAACTTTAAATGTTTGTTTGGTTTTAGTTGTCATTAATCAATCTCCTTAATAATTAAATTTAGTTGTTTTTTTTCTTCTTGATCAGCTTTAGCTAAATCATTTATAGCATCAAAAGCATTATTCCATTGATCTGTATTAAATCGCTCTAAGCTAGTGTTACTTCGTAGGTTATACCACCTTTTAGAGAAGTCTCTCCTAGCTTGATCCTTTTGTTCAAAATAACCTTTAGCTTTTTTGAATCGTCCTATAAAATTTGGACTCATTTTGTAGTCATAAAACATTATTACTCCTCCTCTTTGTTTGAATCAATATAATCTAAAAGCTGATAAGCCATCTGATTAATAACTTCATACTGAGCTAATCCAATGAGTTGAAATATATTTTCTTGATCTGTTCTAAGGTCTGACTCAACATAACCTCTATTAAGGTCTTCTTGTACCCATTTAATAAGATCATAATTATAAATATCAACTGAACCATCTACAATTTCATGCATACGATCTTCTATCTGGTTACGATCTTCGCACTCTACAAAACCACAAAGCAAAGTATGAATAGTTTCATATCTCCAATCATTTGGCAATTCGTCATCATGTAATGGATAAATAAGTTGTTGCTCTATCTCCTCTTTATCTGCATGATCTTCTTTAATTTTATAATATGTTTTATTCATACCTCGATCTATACAATCTTGTGATCTGGTACTTGTTGTAAATGCGTCAAGTAAATACTGAGTATATTCTTGAAATTTAGTTTGAGTTGAATTAGTCATAAACTTAAAGATAGGAATAAAGTTAGTCAGGACTTACATTCTTTCGGTTTACCAATACTAATTAAATTAATTAGTATCTATACTTTTCAATACACTAGAAAAACCTGATATATATATAATAACAGATAATAATACTAATCTGCTATTCTGTAACATTTAGTTACATTTAGTCTTCTTTGTATTTATCGCCCCCAAATTCTTCTTGAGTATTGTCATCATATTCAGAATAAGCAAATGTAACTTTATATTTATGACCTTCTTTTTCACCCTCTAAAATATAATCTTCATCTTTGTATTTAAAATTATTATTATAAAATTTCTTATTAAAGTTAGTCATACATTCTGAAGAAAGCTCTCTAACTTCATCTTCAGATAATTTAGTATCAGTCTCAATAGTAAAATCATTTCTTTGTACTATTGATTCTGTAAATTCATAGTTAAATTTCATTTTCTTAAATTAGATAAAAAGTAAGGGTTGTAGACATACCTAGAATTATTTTCAAGCCCCTTCTAGGTCATTTTGAGAGGGCAATTTTAGGTATTTTTTGGAATACCTAGCCTTTCGTAAGCTTTTTCTAAATCTTCGTCTGAAATTTCATTTTGAAAATAAAGATCCTCAATAATTGCTCTACGTTCTTGTTTGATTTCTTTTAATGTCTTAGGTTGTTTCATTGGTTTAAACTCCGCATAGGGTGAACTGATAGGGTTAGGGTAGGTCATTATGACCCACCTAACGCTTTATACCCGCCACTAGCCATCTGACGAGATAAACCTACCGAGCCACCCGCAGATCTACCCGCACTAGCTCCAGAACCACCTTGAGTAAAACCAGAACTAGCATATAGTTTTGGGTATTTTTGTTTCTTATAAGCCTTTATAATTTCTGATTCTGTATTATTTTTCTTTTGAACTGCTAATGCTGATTGATTGATAGTCCTTGATTCTGTTTGTATTTCTCTTCCATTTTCTTCCTCATCTTTTTTCATTTGATAGAAACGATTTGAAACTTTATTTGCCCACGCTTTTCTAAAACTATTTCTATGTGATGAACCCATCATTGCAACTTGAAATGGATCTTCTTTGCAATGCTTAGTCCAATCGTCCTCTAAAGCCTGTAATAAGAAATCTGTATATAACTCAATCTCGATTTGACTCTTTCGTGAACTAAAAACCTCGAAATGTCTAGTTATTGTACGCTTATAACCATAATCGGTGTAATCAGCATCATCAAAAGCATAAACTATAGAACCATTGTAAAACCTTGCAACCGCACTAAGAATAGTAGCTGTAGCGGGATCAATACGCTTATAAGGTTGACCATATCTAAAAGATATAGCTTCTATTTCTTCATCAACAGTTGCCATATCTAACTGTTGCTCTAATTGCTCTCTTGTAATACCTTTTGCTTGAAGTTGTTGCTCTAATTTTTCTTCAGCTAATCTAGCTTCATGCGGATTTGAAGAAGCTGTTAAGCCTAGAATTTTTGAAAGAACTGAAAGTGATCTAGTCATTTGATAAAAGATAGTAAATTTGTTTACATATTCAATATAACAACTAATAATACTAATATAGTATTTTTGTAACAATTAGTTACATTAGAATAATATGCCTTGTATATTAGGTTTATAGGACGAATCATATCTTTCATTATCTCCTTTAGGATAGTTACAGACCTTGTATGCAAGCAAGTCTCTCATAGATTTAATTTCTTTGCGAGTGCCTAATAGATAGAAATATCTATGTTTTCTAGGTCTTTCTGTAATATAAAATCTATCCTTATCTTTCTGCCTTTCTTCTAATGTATATTGCTCACAAATAGTTTTACTATGTTTATTATTTCCTCTCATTCTCCATTCTGTTCTTTTATCTGATAAACCTGTATAAATCCAATTAGTTGCCTGATAAATATATCCATGATGATTTTGTGAAGTATCTGCATAAGAGACTATTACTTTTGGTTTTGGCAATAATTTAAGTGATTGACTAACAAAAAAACTTAGCGAGTTTTTTTCTAAATTATCCTCAACACATAATCTATTTAACTCTAAAAAGTCTTCTTGATATTTGCCTTTAAATGCACCAACTACTAAAGGTTTAGAAGCGGGTGAGCCAAAACTTATAACACCTTGTAAAACATTATTATTGTCATAAAGTCCATAACAATAAGAAATACTAGGAATACGTTTTGCATAATGCTTATTGTTAAACCAATCATGAGTCTCGAATCTCTTAATTGGTTTAACAGTAAAACTATCTTTAATTGTCATCCTTGTAATTGGATACTCCAATTTTTTAATGAGTTCCAATCTAATCCAACACTTTGAATTGGTTCGGAATCAATTAAATCCAAATTAACGATAATTGAATGATTTGCTAAATCTACAGAAAAACCTGTACATCTAAATTCTGTACCGTTTGTATTTGTAAACAATGAGCCAACAATCCAATTTAGATTAAGTTCTTGTGTTCCTTTTAAATTCATTAAGTGTCTCCTGATTTAGTTTTTACGTTGTACTCCACAGCTTCCCAAACGACTATAAATTGTTGTAACCAATCTATATGTCTAGTTTGTATTTTTTCTCTTATAGGAGAACTAGTTAAATCATCTGCTGATAAGTTAGGTAGGTTATGTTTTTTGCGATAGGCTTGAAAAACATCTACTAACCATAATTGCTCTTTGTCTAAAGTCATTAGTCCTCCTCTTCATAATCAAATTCTTCTTCTTTAAGTTCTAACTCTCCAATAGAAGATTCTCTTATAAGATCAATAACATCAACAAGTGCATCTGAAAATTCCTCATTCTCACTTGTATCTGGTGAATCGTAGCAAGACGCATAGTTATAGATAGCTTTATCTATGTATTCATAAAGTTTCATTCTTTAGTCCTCCTCTATTGCAAAACTTTGTATGCTTTCTACTGTAGGTTTTATTAGGTTATCATCATGCTTTTTAGTTTCGTGATTGTAAGCGTGATTTTCCCACCACTCAAAGACTTGTTTGTAACCTTGTACAACTTTCTCCTCGTAATCTAGCTGATACCAACCTTCTTGTTTAGCAAGCTCATCATTAATTTTGATTTGCTTATGCTCTTCTTCTGTAAGCTCATCATCATGTTTCTTGAAACATATTCGTTCATCGCAAAAAAAGTAATCTAACCCTTCTGCAAAAAGTAACTGTGCAAAATCAGCTAATCTTCTTTTTTCTGATTTTGCAATTCTCTGTATAAAGTCATAGTCTTTATCAGAAACTTTTATTCTAATTTCTTTTGTCATTGTTTAGTACTCCTCTGGGAATAGAACTACTGTATTGGTGTAATCAATCTCAGAGAATGTTTCTAAATCCATAGCAGATTTAGGTGTGCCATATCCTGATGTAATGACCCATATAGTTTTGCCATCTGAGAGGGTAAATACAGAATGTAATCTGCCACCATCATGCTCTTTAACTACTTGATTATTTTGCTGTGCATCTTCTGTGCGAACCTCACCCCAATTACCATTAGCGTGTAGTCTGACTTTAGATTTAATTTCTGTTGCTCTTGCTTGATCTAAGAGTTGATATTCATTTACTTTCTGAGAGAAAGCAAAATGACCTAGCGATTTTTGAATTGGTTTGACTGTAGTTGTCATTGATAAAGATAAAGATAAAAGTAATGTACATATCTAATATAACCATAGATTAGTACTTGTATAGTATTCTGTAACAATTAGTAACAATTACTATCTGCCACCGAATTGAGCCTTGTTAAATAAGTCTTTAACTGCCTCTTCTAAAAGCTGACTAGCTAAAACACTATGTTGAACTGGCTTAGTTGTAGGGTCAAAATTCTTCAAATCCCAATCCTTACCACAAGTGGGGCAAGTCTTGTATCTGTGACCATTAGCGAGTGCTTTTAGTACTTCAAATGTTTCTTTTGGTATTCGGCAATTAACTTGCTCCCTCTGATTAGACATAGTTGATAAAAATAATATTAATGTTATAATACTCTATACTTACTCAGTAGTCAACCTACCACACTTGTTTCCACACATCTTTTATTGCTGTTGCCCAACTAGGTGCTATAGATGTTCGACCAATCTCTGATTGCAAGTCTTTATTAGAAACTTTAATGACAATACCGTCTGTAGGATAACGACTGAATATTAGCGAGTCTTGCCACTTGTTATGTAATTGTTTTACATGGTTTACTGCATTTGATTTAACTTTTATATAACCACAAGTATGAAAACCCCAACTTATAAGTTGTTGTAAATTAGATTCTTCTGTACCTTGACCATCAAAAATTTGGAAGGCACAAAAAGACAAGCCATCTCCTGTAGGTGATTTCTTGCGAAGATGACCTGAAGCAAGTCTCTGAGAGCTAGATGGTACGAGTCCTTGACCATATAATTCACCACGAATCTCTACGAGTCCTTTTTGTTTTATCTTATGTGGCAAATCTTTTATATATCTCATGCAATATGTCTTATCAACATTCTTGCGAGTCCATGCTTTTACAAGTAAACCATCTACATATCTAACTGCTATAGCACAACCATCAATCTTAGGTTCTGCAATAAGTGGTGTACCTTTTGGTAAATAACCATACCATTCTTCAAAAGGTAATGTACCAAGTCCTGACAGTACACAACCTTCATCAACTTTCTTAAGTGCGGGATGTTTAGGGTCAAGATCAATCAACGCTTGTTTAAGTGCATCAAACTGTTTGTCAGATATTATTGCTCTACCCGCCCTATATAAGTCATTGTGATATAGAAAGTCTTTTGCTAATTGATCTGCGATAGTCATTAATAAAGATAAAAATATACTACTATTATAGTATTATCTTCTACCTTTTGCAAGTTTTTTTATTTCTTTTGTCCAATACTTATAAACTCTTTCATTAGATATGGTCTTAATTCTTAATCTAAATGTTTGCTTACCTGATTGAGTAGGAATAGGACTAAATCTAAATAATGGACGAGCAAATGGTTTTTTACCTTTACCTCTTGATGTTTCTCTATAAATACCCGCCCTTAATCCTTTGTTTTTACTTTTACCATCACTTTTTATTGCAAAAACCCTAGCATCACCAATCTTTGCATTGCCACCTTGAAATACACCACTACTTTTTTTATTATCGCGAGTCTTTCCTAACGCTTCTATTGTTTGTCCGTAGGTGCTACCAGTAACATTTCTAAATTTATTTAATCTTACTAATGGATTTGCCTTTATTGGAAAAGGATAATCTCCCTTTTTAATTAAATTCCTATTTCTTAAATACTGTGTAAATAAAGTATCGTAAGCTCTTTTTGAACCACCGCCAATCGTAGGGAATAAATATTTAGAGGCGGGATTACCTTTAGTAATTGCTTTTTCATCTTTTACCCCTACAAGCAATTCCAATCCACTTTGTTTACCAAAAGTACTTGTTAATGTAAAACTTACAGGATTTTTAAATTTACCTGTACCTTTTATATAAGTTTTTGCTACTAAACCACCTCTGCCCTTTAATTCTTTATTTAATCTTGTAAGTGCTTTTTTACCCGCAAATTTTGCTTGAGTTAATTCATAAGCATTAAACCTATTTTGTATTTTATTAAAATCAAAAACTAAAGGTTTAGCCATTGCGAGTCTGTTTTTTATATTTTAGCAGAGATAAAAAATGAGACTGAAAAAAATTGGTGTCCATAGTGTCCATAGGTGTCCGACCTTTTTCTTAGGAGTTTCCTAATTCCTACGGTTTTCTATTATAGCCCCCTATTTCTCCCCTCTATCCCCCCTCTTCCTTATTTTATATACTTTATAGGAATAGGTATGGACACTATAGACACGCTCGAAAACGGTTGGGCTGTAATCAGTTTCGGTGTCCATACGGTGTACCTACCTCATACAGAGGTCAGGACACTATCCGAGTCTCGAATGTAGACCCATTTGCGACAACTTTTAGTACCTCTTCTCTTTTTTTCGTAGCCAAGATTTTTTAAAATTGTTGCAACTTGCATCTGGTCATATCTAGTTTGTCTTTCTATTGGTTTTTCTATTGCTTCTGTAAGGACGCTTTCTGTTGTAAGTTCTCTATGTCTATTAGATGGTGCATCTAAAAATTGTTCGATAACAGATTTCCAAGGAGATTCGATAAGGTAATCTAAATTTTCCTCGTTTACTATCAATTCGTTTTCTTTTGTAAGGTATGTAGACTCTCCATTTTTGTAAGCCATTACTGCGGATGCCCAAATTTGGTCACGCTCTTTTTCTAGGCTTTCAATGTCTATCGGGTTTTCTATGGTGACGTTTTCGCCTAATTTTATGATCCAGAATCTACGATTCCCAGTTTCATCAACAAGAAATCCATCATGTCTGTTAGTAGATCCAACAATGATTCCTCTTCTAGGGAACTCTTCCGTTACTTTTCCGTAAGGAACTCTAAAGACATCTGTTTTTTGCGAGAGGAAAGATTTTATATCTCCCGCCATTTTTTTAGATGTTATGCTTTCCAACTCGGCTAGCTCACAAATCCAACTGCGATGAAGAATCATTAGTGCATCTTTTCCATTTATGTCTCGAAGACCATCACTAAAAAATTCTTGTCCGAGTGTGTACCAGAAAGATGATTTCCTTGCTCCTTGCTCTCCAAGTAAAACACAAGCGTTATCAAATTTATGTCCTTCTGGTTTGTATGCTCTTGCGACTGCTGCTATCAGAGTCTTTTTTAACATGTCATCATAAATTGTTGGATTAGGAAGATCCTTTTCTTCTGGTCTGAGATATGTGCTTGCGAGTCTGTCTATGTAAGCGGGAAGTTCTGTTGTATAAACTTTTTCTAAGTAGTCAACTACAGGATTGTATTCATTTTCTCTTGCTACTTGTACTACACAGTCAAAGGCTGTGTCCTTATTACATTTATATCCAAGTCTTGCGAGTGTTAGATAATATCTGTCTATTGAAGTTGAACCCTGACAAGGAACACCATCAAGTTCTATTTGTTGGGTGAAGATATTATATCTAAATGCGTGTTCTCCATTGTCTCTATGTGACTTAAGTAGATTTAATAATTCGTTTGCTTCTATTCTTTGTAATTTATCTGATTCTATAAGTTTTGGATTATCTGGATTATCTGGATTAATAACTTTAATTGTTTTCTTTGGTTTATAGCCATGTTCAATAGCCCAATACCAAAAAGAACCCGCATTAATTTGTACACCTCCTGACTTTGCTACTTGATCTATACCTCCCCAATCTGGTGAATGTTGCTTCATAAGTGCAACTGCATCTCCCGCATTTTTGCCCGCATCTTCACATGCTTTAATTAAGCCCCATAAGATGTTTCTATACATGTGATAGGTGTTGGTATTTGGTTTGCGTGGTGGAATATATGCGAGTGCTTTTTCTACTGTTGCTATATCTTCTTTACGATATTCTTTAAAATTTGAAGAAGATTTATTTTTTTCGTGTTGCTTTTTTGTAGGTAAGCAAGACTCTATATCCTTAAGAGTGTATTTAACATCTGATTGATGTATTATCTTAGTCATAGCAGAGGGAGTGCCATCTTCTTTCATGTGATATGTGCCTGGTAATCGCATAACTCTTGATGGATTTTTTAAGGCTCTATCTGCATCTGCATGATCTAATAATCGCTCTTGGATAGGTTTCCAAGTTTCTGGATCTATTGCTTTTTTTAAGACCCAATAGTTGTGTATTGATTTACCTCCTGTATCAATTTGAAGAGATGGTTCTGGCAAGCCTATTTCTTTCCAAATCCATAGTTGTTGCTCTTTCGATATATCGTCATGCTCATAAAAAAAAGCTCGGCAAGCTGTTATTGATGAGTCTGTATCTTCTCCATCATTAATTACGACATAAACACCACGACCTTCTTCTTGACAATGTTTAATCCAATCTCCATTTGCGTCAGACTTTTTACCTCTATCTCTTTCTTTTAATGGGTGTCCTTTAGGAAAGAATGACCGAAGTCTGACTTTGTTAATATCCTTTCCAAGTTGACTAAGAAATGACCGCCATTCGTTACGGTCTAAATTTAATAAAGACATAAAGATAAATTTAAAAATAAAAAGTTAAGAAACTTTCAGTATATTTAGTGCGTCTTTTACATTACGAGCAACACCCACAATACCGCCAGCTTTCTTAACAGCTTGAAGCCAATTATGCTGATATTTTGAAAGTTGTCCAGAGTTTGTTTTCACTTCGATACTTGTGAAAACTGCAAGATCTTGTCCGATCATCTCAGGAGTAATCTTGATAGTTTTAAAACCAATAAGGTCAGAACTACCTTTTGCCAATCCAAATCGAACCCATTGGCCTGTTCTAGGATCTGGAAGTTTTCCAGTTTCGTTACGAAATAAACGAAGGTTAGATTCTGTACCAAGAGCTAATCTTATATTTTGTTGTAAGATAGTCTCTTTATTAGACATTGACAGGGCAAGTTTTCCCTATCTTACATTAAAAGTTGAAATAATCTTGATTGTCTTTTTCACCTTTTAGCTTTTTATTAATTTTTCTTTGTTTGCGATATTTCCTAAGTTCCCATCTTTTTTTAGCCCAAAATGGATTATGACCACGTTTTTTAGCGAGTTTGTACCAATCATCTAATGTTACACATTGTGCTTCTTCTTGTTTTTTGATTTTAGTTCGCAAATCAAAATCAATTCTTATGTCATCAAGTTCTACTTCTGCAAGTTTTGTTAATTTTAAAAATTGATTAATTGAATGTTTTGAATAGACATTTAATTTTTGAAATTCTTTCCATTGTGCCTCATAAAAACATTGTGCAAATGTATTTCTAGGTTTTGCAAAAAGTTTAAATTGTGTTTTATTGTAGTCATCTGAGTATGAGAAAAAATATAATTTTGCACCTGTAGATATTTCTATAATTGGATCTCCTGTTTGTAAGTTTAGATTCTTTTTCATTTTTACTAATTCGCCTTCTTTATAAATTATTTCTCTTTTTCTAATTTCTCTAACGTGTCCACAAACAGGGCAAGATGCTTGTGGCTTGTAAACTGCGAAACATACTTCGCAAGTTTCTACTTGTGGTGCTGTTTCACCTTTTCTTTTTGATTTAGCTTTTTGATTTAGATCATAATGTCTTATGTCATCAACAAATCCATGACGTTTTGTGTTACCTACATGATCTAAAACTATTGCTGTTTTATTAGGTTCTGGTCTTAAGACTCTTCCTACTTGTTGTATATATAGTGCTTCTGATTGTGTTGGTCTGAGAAGTATTGCACATGAACAGTTTTCGACATCAAAACCTTCTGATACTACATCTATAGAAACAAGGATTTGTACTTTACCATTTTTAAATCTGGTAGTTAGATTGTCTCTATCTGTTCGAGACATATCACCTGTTATAAGTTCTGCCTTATATCCCGCTTGTTTAAATTTATTTGTTACATATTTACCATGTTTTACTGAAATACAAAAAGCTATAGCGGGTTTGTTGTCTGCAAGTTTTTTATAGTTTTCTACTGCATCACCAACTATATCTACTTTTTCAAACTCGTTTTCTACCTCTTTTTGTGCAAAATCACCCTTAATTGTCCTTATTTTGTCTAAATTTAGTTTATTTGGCGGTGCATATACCTCATGTGGTGCAAGAAATTTCTTATCAACGAGTTCTGGTATGCTTGTTCCAACGATTAAGTCATCAAAGACTTCTCCTAACCCCGCACCTGTCATTCTCATAGGTGTAGCTGTTACCCCAAGTTTTATTGTATTTTTATAAAAATCTAAAATCTTCCTCCAAGATCTAGCTACTGCGTGATGTGCTTCATCAAGAATAATAAGATTAGGTTGCCATTTATCGTTAAGTCTTCTTATTAGTGTTTGAACAGAAGCTACTTGCACCATACTTGTTTTAGGTTCATAACCAGAAGCTATGATTCCATGATTAACTTTATTCTTTTTAAGTTTGTTTGATGCTTGATCAATAAGCTCTTTTCTGTGAACAAGGATAAGAACATTAGAACCTTTTAATTTTGCAAGTTTTGTTATTTCAGAAAATATAACTGTTTTACCCGCACCTGTAGGAAGTGTAAGCAATACGGATTTGTTATCGTTTTGAATCGACTTTCTAATATTATTTATTGCTGACTTTTGATAATCCCTTAATTGCATAGGGTTGACAAATACTATCTTATACTATACCATACTAGTATATGTCGCCTTATACGTCAAGTTATGACAATAACAGATAACGAAATTATGCTAAAAATTGAAAGTGATTTAATTGTAAATCTGGGAGTCGCCTTAATAAAACAGGGTTGTCCTGATGACACAGAAATGTCTGGGTTTGACATGACACTTGGAGAATTTAAAAAAATGGCTCAACTTTCACAAGAAGAAATTAATTTATTAAGAGGTAAGTAAATGGACGAAACAAAAGCAGAGCTTGTTGACAAGCTAATACTTTATGTAAGAACAGATAATTACAATGCTTTCTTTTCAGCTTGTAATCGTGGAATGAATATTTATGGAAATAAGCAGTTTGCAGATATGATGCACTACGATTTTATTTTTAAATTATTTTCTTGCGAAGCTGTAGATACATTTATTAAATGGGGAGAAAAGTTGAAATGATTTATAAACCAGAAATCATAAGTAATGCTGA